TGTGCCTCGCCAGCTATTAAAGCAAAATTCTTAGGATTATAATATTCAGCCATTTCCTTCTCCTTAAGGTGTCGGTGTTCCTGATCTAATTTGCAACCACAGGTTTACCGTCTGCCCCGGTACCACTAGTCTGGACCAGAAAATTTCAACTTGGCCCGCTTGACACTCAATGTGCTCAATACCAGAATGCGCGACTGGTGGACCAATGTCATTTACTGAGCTATTAAGGGAGAAATTAGCAAAAGCCCCAACAACAGAATCAGCCATCGGGTAAACATCCGAAAGCCCCCCGGCAGTTACAAATGTGGCAGCTACTTCGGCTAGGGTTTCGTAGTAAACTCCAGAAGCAGGAATGGGCAACGCGTATGGCTCTAAAGTAACCACATTAGCATCTGGATTGTTAGATGTGACTTGGAAAACATCACTAACGGGAAAATTATCAGTCAAAATAAACAGGGAGCCAAACCTAACTAATTTAGCGATATCGTTAAAATAACCGGGAGTGGCCATAGTCAGTACCAAATCAGTCTCGCTTTCATAAGACATCAACTTCTGACCACCCAACTGGTCCGGGCTCGTTTCCCCTGCACTTAATTGGACTAAATTTTTATATTCAAAAGCCATCTTTATATCTCCTCTAAGGAAAATGCCCCCGAGGGGGCTTTGAATTAAGCTATGCTTGGCGCAGCAGTGTTGTCGCAGTCAATGTAAACCACACCTTTACCTAAGAGAGTGCTTGCACCCATACGTAGACGGCTGATGGTTAACCAAGACTGATAAGCCGGAGCCCATTCAACTTCTGTTACTGGATTAAGAGAGTACACCGCGCCCAGAGATGCTTTGTGCCAAGCGATGGCTGTGGAGTTAACTCCAGTTAATGGGTTACCCGTTCCGGCTGGATCAAAGCCAGGCCCAGGTAATCCAGGCAACAAGCCAGCACCAGGATTAGTATTACCACCTGGTCTAAGCGTTATGCCGCCTTCTTGACGAAACCCAAGTGTGAATATCTTGAAACCCATAAACGTATCAATCCCGCCCTGCATTAAATTTTTAGTATTGTTGTATAAGATATTGGTTGGCTCTTCACCATTAGACATTAGTCCTGCCATCATTCTGGCATCTATAGCTAGGTACCTATCTTCATGGGGAACGTTTGCCTGATCGAGCAAAGCGGCTGCCTGAATAATCTTCTGAACATTTAAGTTTGTAGCTTCTAGCAATGTTGCTGGAACGGCAGAAGTGTTTCCTACATTTGCTGCGATATGCCCTGGAGGCTCTTGGTCTGGTAACTGTTCATTAGCATTTAACGGCCCGTTACCTGCCGCATATAAGGCATCTAATAAGAATTGATCTTCGCGGCGTCCTGCGCTCTTCGCGTGGACCAGTCCAAGTTGACTGAGGGTGTCAATAATTAATTCAGCTTGCTGAAATATGTCAACTGGCAAGTTTAAAATATAGTTAGAAAACTGAGTTGTTACCTGGGCATAGTCATTACTGGCGACAGGTATTAATGACTGATAAGCCATACGTGGCTCCATTGCAGCATCACCCTGCAAAGGCCATTTATATGCATCCCCGCGAGCTCCCGACACCGTGTTTGCGGTCTCAGTTAATTGAGCTGCTGCTTGATATGCATTAGTGAACTGATCGTGGAACTGCTGAATTGCGACTTTACTTAATTGGGCTGGCATTTAATAGTCTCCTAATAAAAGATTGATGTTATGAATCTTTATTAAGAGTTAGCCGACACTACTGGGTCTCTAATCCGATTCCTTAGTTAAAAGGTTGGGCTTATGCGTCCTTGATTGAAGTATAGCTTAAGAATGTATTAAGCAACAACTACGTCCTTAGCCGCTAAACCTCGATCTGTAGTAATCATGTCAAAGTTAACATCTTGATTTACTTCTAAGGTTTTAAATCCTGCCATTTTAATATCAGAAAAATGCACGTAAACGTCATTCTGCGTTTCTTCGCTCACAATAAATCCATATCCTTTGGCTGCTGAAAACCATTTAACCGTACCTCTCATGCCTCTCGCTCCCATCTCGTATTATAGTACTGCTTACCTTGCTGACCTGCTGAACAAGCATAGTCTTTAACTGCCCATCTAAATTCTTCGGCAGTGCTCACCGTTACGCATGCATATCCTTTGCCTCTAAACCTAGCTACCCATTTACGCTTCGGGTCACTTAATGGTTTTTTATCCGGGTTGAGATTAATAAAAAGACCGCCATAAGCATTACGTGTCCATTTGGCTATAAAAAAGTCAGCAAAAACATTGTTTTTATCCCCTTTAACTCCTTTCAAATCAAACCATGGGCTATCAGTATTGGTATCATTAGCTTCGAGATGCTTAACCGCATTCTCATAAAGTTTTTGCTCTGGGGCTTTGGGCTTAGATTCTTTACCACCTAGCTTCTTTAAAAATTCCGTAGTAGAACTAGCTTTGTTAGCTTTTTCTTTGGGTTTAGCCAAAATATTGATCTCCTGGATATTCGTCTTCATAGTCTCTATCTAATGTTCTCTTAAAATCTATCCGAGCCTGGCCACGCATAGTTTGTAACTTAGCCAATCTATCACGTAAATTATTTTGCCTTTCCCCTTTATCCCGTACCGAGTGTATTTCTGGCCCAGGAACCCGTGCATAATCAGATTCATGCAGTAATGATGTAAAAGCTTTAATAGCATCGGCAGAAGTTAATTCATCTAACATAGTATTCAAAGCGCCATTATCCACATTAGGATTGTTCGCTGCTTTCTTTACCGCCATTTCAAAATTAGCCTTATCACCATTGGTCAAGTGGCTTAGCTCTTGATTGATAGATTCTTCGGTTCTAGCTTCAGATGTTCCACGTGAAACATTTTCTGACTCAACTAACAAATCCGTCATTTGCTCGACCATCTCTTGAGTCATGCCGTTGGTTTTGGCTAAATCTAAAAAATCCTGATAATAAGGATTCTCTAAATCATATTCATAACCCTTTTCCACAAAGTCTTCCGGATAGTCATAGCTATAGCCATCCTCTGGCGCCCCGGCCATTCCTTTGAGCTTATCATTATAGAGCTTACGTAATTCCGGGTGGGCTTTGGCTTGGTCTTCGACCGATTTAAAGGTCTTGTTATTATACCAAACCGGTGGTTCTCCCTTGCCTGGTATTTGGGAGTCATCATTATTCACCCAATACCAATCTTCTATCGCGCCTTCTTTACCATGAACATTATTATTACTCCCCGTCACTGGGTCCGCATCGGTATGGACCAGTTCTGTTAAACCTACGCCTGGCTCATCAATGAGTGACGAATGTTCTTCGGTAGTTGTACCTTGCTCATCCATGCTTTACTCCTTGTGCTAGTAACTCGTAACTTTTAATCCACCCAAATATCATGCGGATCATGTCGTGTTGTCCGGCCATGTAATCAGCATTACCATCCGCTCCGACTGGAGCAAACAATTTCTTCTCCAGAGTTTCGCGTAACTGTTTTCCATATTTGGTATTTTCAAATGTTTCATAAGCTGCACGATATACTTGATGCAACTCATTTTGATAATCTTCTTTGAACTTTTCGCGATTCTTTTCAATCTGTTCTATGGGGTCTTCGATTTCTTGCATTACTATATCTGTCCTTCTGGCTCCGTATTTTCTTGGGCTTTGGATTGCAATTGTTGAGCTTGAGCTTGTGTGGCACCTTGTTGAGCCTGCTGCACCTGAGCTTGTTGAGCTGCGGCTTGCATAATTTTAGCCCTAGACTCAGCACTTCGAATAATCTTAGGGTTTACATCCAGCTTCTCTAACACGTAAGTAGCTACTTCTTCGACTTGATACCCCTGAACTACTGCGGCAGTAGCAGCTTCCGGCCCCAAAATCTGTGTAATCAGCTGGGTTGCTTGGGCTGCCTTGTGCACTTCTTCCATTCCTTGGATATCTTTGATGGTGCTCTCAAATTCAACTGCAATATCAACATCATTAATATACGGATAAGGCACAATTCCGAAATGATGCAAAATGTGCCAACACTTATTTACAACTTGTCGACATAACTCTTTCTCTAATCTCCCAGCCATAGATTGATTCTGTCTCAACCATTCGGCCTGTCGCGCTTGTACCTCAGTCGCTGTTTTATCAGCTGAAGTATTCGGCACTATCGGGTTAGTATTCATAGTGTCTTGAATAGCGGCCACTAACTCGGTTCGGGTTAATTGGCTATAAGTAGGGGTGCCTTGAATCGTGAGTTGAGAAATCGGCGCCATCCCTGGAGTTGTTTGCTGAACCGGTATTATTGCTCCTGGAGATATTCGTGCGGTGTAAGGGTTAATTTCAGACCCAGCCGCCACAAGGAAAATTGGGTTAGCGTTGTAACTTGCTGCTTGTAAGTCATACTGGGCTAGCTGGTTAAGCTCTCTAATGAACGGCAATAAATCTAGAATAGGACCACGGCCAAATGATTCGGCAGCGTAAACACTCCACCTGAACACTATCCATGGCGACCAGCTGCGATATTCTTTAATTATAAAATTCTCGAAACCTTCTATCATAACAAAGAAACAATATTTCTTAGGGCCATCTAACTGGGGCTCATATACACACCCTTCCAACAACTCCATTTCATCATTAGCCGGACCTTCAAATATGGCAAGTTGTCCATCACTATAATCAGCGTCTGGCCAGGTCGCTTGGATTTGTTTAGCTCTCATTCGGTACTTTCTAAACACATTCTCAACTTGGTCATTAGCCCCTTGTTCTATGCTCACTTGATGTAAGGGCACAGATTTAAATACAAATGGGTCGGTCTTAGTTCCGGGCTGTAATAATAACACCCCAGTACTTAGAGCATCTTGAGGGTCGATGCCCGAGTTGGGGGCCAGCACTTTTGACCCAGGTCTAAATTTTGCCCAATAGGACGTGTTGGGCATTAACATCGACTGGATATTAGCAGCCCACCGCTTAAGCGCAACAATAGCCGTACAATCGAACACGTACTGCGTACGCGGGCCACCTTCGATGCGCCGAAAGATTGCAAATTCTGCTTTGTTCGGTAAGACGAGTTCGTAGGTCTGCTGTAGCTGGCTCATCCACATGTCTGACACGGTTTTTGCTTGAGAAGCCCGTGCCAATAACATTTGTTTACTTATTTCTTTCATCCAAGAGTATCCCTATCTGAGGAAGAAAATCCTCCTCCACCACCAGCGGCTGTTTTAATATTTTTTATAGCTCGCTCTTGGACCAATTTATTTTTTCTTTCTTCTTCTTCTTGCATCCGATCTAGCTCTTCTTGCTGTTTACGCATTGCCTCACCTTGCCCATGATCACCGCTCATATCGTTCTCCTATAGTTCAGTCACGTTTGTTTTTTTGGATAAATGTTTATAGAGACCATATGGAGTTATTGCGTGATAAGCTCTAATCCCCAAATATAACTTGGTTAAGCTCACACAATTATATGGCACAAACTTCGGCATAAGAGCACCAATATTTCTTACTTTACCTGGACTAACATGCAAAACGCTACAACCAGCTTTTTTCAAGTCTTTAATATAACTGCCTATCGACACAATCGGCAAATGGGTGGCGTTTATATTCGAGTTTAAGAATTCAAATTGCATTATGCCCTGTCCATATTTTTGATTGATTATGTCTTCTAACATGAATACATGCGTAAAATTCGGGTTTAAGAAGCGTTGCCATGCGGCCCGAATTCCTCCCCTAAAGACGACATATACTTCTTTATTCGCTCTTGGGTCTTCTGCGGGTCCTCGGCGAACTTCCGGTACTTGTACGGCTCCATCACATAGACCCAGCCATGCCTCTGTCCATAATGCTCTTTTAATGCGTTTACCTTTTTACTTTTATCCCCTGCACTTGCAGCTACCACTACTTCAACATTTTTACTGCGCTGGGCTATCTCTATACTTAATTTCTTAATCTCACGCTGTAACTTTTTCAGCGTGGACAATTATCTACCACCTTTAACTTCAATCGGCTCATATGAATTGTCGTGTCTTCCGCCATGGATAATCTTTCTACGGCGTCTGCCGCGGTCCTCATCACCTCTATCATCACGAGCACGTTTATCCCGGCTGCCGCGGCGATCGTTGGGGTCTTTATAGAGTTCATATCCCATTTTATCTTCCATCACTGATGCTGCCATAGAAGTGGCCTTTTCACTGACTCGATGACCATGCGTTTTCCATTTCTGTGGTGCTTCTACATCTGAAGTAGGAGGCAATCCACCTTCACCCTGTAATGTGCGAGTGTTCGGCAAATCTGCGTGTTCTCTCTTAACACCAACAACTTTACGGCGTCTACTTTCAATTACTTTGCGTGCTAAAGACATATCATCCTCACTATTTAGTTTTAGATAAAATTCGTTGAGCTAAACTCGAATCACCGGATTTTTTAACAATTCTGGCCACACCTCTGCGAATTCCGGCAGGGTTAGGTGCATTATGAGCATAAGCTAATGCAGCTCTGACACGCTTAGGGTCAATGCGGTTAGAATTGTCATAAGTTACTGGATAAGTTCGAGAAGGAGCACCGCCGCTTGGGCCAGCGAATTTCATACTTTTACCATCATATTTCCCGTAATTTGAACCACCTGGTTTTTTTCTCATGCGTTCTTCACGAGTCATTTTATCTCTCCTTAAGAATGTTTTAATTATATGCATTTATGGAGCAATTGCCTAATTATCGTAGGCAATTGCCTAGAATAGGCGATAAACCTGGTTGACTTACACTTACTGAAGCGTTGTATTTTAATTAACCTAATTAATGGAATGGATTATGGCATTAGATTTAACAAGGCAGTTAAAGCAAGTTAAAGAAGTAGAGGCAGAAATTAACCGAGCCCTGGAATTACCGGCACTGGTGCAAGGATTAGTCATCGATATCGACCAAATGATTGGTCAGATGCAGAGGATTCGTTATAATTTAGAGGCCACGCTCACCGACTTCAAAACCGAATCAAAAATACAAACCTCGGCCAAACTCGACAAAGTTTTATATGATTCTTTAGCCACTAAAGACAAATGAGCTATAATAGAGCCGGGCCCGGCATGGTGTCTCCGGTAATCTTCCCACGTGTCGGAGCCCACCATACAGATACAAGATAAAGCAATTGCGCGCCAAAGACAGATCGAGTTAACACTCATCATTCGTGAATTCACTAAAAAAGGCCTGCATAAAGATATACGAGCTCTCAAACGCAAGTTAGATCCAATAATCGCGGACTTAAAAAAGAAAATCCGGAAATTTCATGAGACCTATGTGTGGGATTTGAGTTATTACAGTATGAAAAACATGGGCTGGGAATGCCGGGTGGGTGAAGATAGACCCTGGACTCGCTGGAATCAAATGGCCATAACACCTGAACCCAGTCGCCAGCAGATAGACGATCACACCATGAATGAACGATGGCTATATCTCCATAGTCAAAAATTGCGACATATTCAGACGGATTATGATGATGCGGTCAGGGAATTAAAGTATTGGACCGATAGATTTGGCCCCTTAAAATCAACTCCGGGATTTAATTCGAGACCCCCGACTATCACCAAAGGAATTAAGTAAAGTCAGGGGAACCGAGTTCTCAACAACGGGCTTGGATTGAACCCTAGATTCTTATTTAATTTGAATTAGAAGAAGAATCTGAGAACATAATATCAGGCATATATTTATCAGTCAAATTTATTTATGGCTGTGATATTATAGGATTTTAACCAGTCGCCAGGAGTAAATATGACTAACAACATTACCAAATCAGCTGACCTTAACTTTGCATTATATAGAATTCAGACGGTGCTAGAACTTATCCCGATATCTCGTGCATCGTTTTATAACGGCATTAGAGCCGGCAAATATCCACCACCAATTAAGATAGGCCCCAGAACCAGTGTGTGGCGAGCTAGGCAAATCCATGCATTGATAGATATGCTTGAGCCAGTCGCCAGGAGTAAAAAATGAGTAAAATTAAAAAGCCGGCTGATAAAGAGGCTCTTAAAAAAGCCATTGAAGTAGAAGCTAAGAATTTAATGGAGATGTATAAGATAGTTGTTGAGCAGGGGAATTTAGACTTTACCCAACTGGTGGAGCATATCTACTGCGGTGATGAGGTGGATGTTAGGTCTAAATCACATATATCAGTGAGCGATGCCTTCATAAAAAAGCTGCGGATGCTATCGTGTTTTGCTCATTCCCTATTGGCGGCATCTCATGCGACCGAAGGTGCTGCGGTGAAGTTTAATCGGGACATGAATCCTGACTATCACTATAGCCAAAATCGTGAGCCCACCTTTCACTTCCGACCCTATACCCCTGAGGAAAAACGCGCGTGGTTTCTATCAAAAACCCCAGTTGAACAACGAGACTGGGCCGGTAATGAAGACCCGTGGTTTATGACCAAAAGTCATAGGCAAAAACTCCAGGACCAGAAAGACCGTGCAGATTGGTTGAAAAGCGAGCGGGAACGCAAGCTTGAGATGGGCCATTTGCATTTGGGTGTTGTGAGTAAAGATTAACCCAGTCGCTGGCGACTGATTAGGAGTAATTAGTGAGAGATAACTTTCAAATGACCAACGCAGATGATCTATCTGATTTGCCAATAGACGTTTATAGAGCCTACCACCGTTTATTGAATTCTTTATCCTGGATATGGAAAGGGGAAATTGAAACTGATGAGATGAGGGAAAGAGTGTCTGACAACATCATCTCCTTCAATCGCACGGTCCGTTACAATTCTCGCAAATGTGACCTTAAATTCAATTATAAAAGACTGATCCGTTGGGTGAAATG